GACTCTTCCGCCAGGCAGAGAATTTACCGGGTGTGCGCATATTTAAGAACTCTCGCTACCATGTAAACGTAAATGTTATATTTTGTAAGGAAGTACCGGGAGAGGAAGTCATCTGGCTTTCGATCAAACGCCTTGATCGTAGGCCGCTACATGATTGGCGAGATCTTCAACGGATCAAGAATGATCTATGTGGTCCCGAGTGCGAAGCGGCAGAATTGTATCCGGCTGAGTCACGCTTGGTTGATACGTCGAACCAGTATCATTTATGGGTGATCAAGAGCGGGACTCGATTCCCGTTCGGATATACAGACCGGCATATTATAAAAGGACACGCGCCGAGCCATCAGCCAGTTAATACCCCAGATGGAACTCGTTGGATGGGATCGCGGCAACGACCATTTGAAGAAGACGCTGTACCCGAAGACGCCATCTCAATAGAGGATGAAGAAGAAAAACAGAAAGAAGAAATACTCGACAGGGTCGGCTATTTTGTGGACTCAAAAGGAAAACTTTATACAAAGGAGTAGGAAAAGGTGAACCAAAAAAATAAAGATGCGGTGGATGCCATTGTAACAAAAATTTCCTCATCAAAAAAAGGCCTCTCGTACAAAGAGGTAAAAAGGATAATTGCCGCTTCTTTGGGCGTGCAAAGAATTCACGCGAGTAAGTTGGAGCCTATTTTAGAACTCGGTCTTTCGATGAACGTGTTTAGCGTAAAAGATAGCCGTTTAGTTGCTTGCAAACTTGACCACCCTAAAATATCGGGATTTTATCGCATGTCTGCGGACGCTCAAAAGTATTATGATAAAGCCGTAAAGATTAGCACCACCTACATAAATCAAGCCGAACATTACGTAGCTTATTGCGATTCTTGCACGGAGGAAGGAAAAGATCCTGTATCCCCAGAACAGTGGGTGTGCGGCGATGAATAGAGGCAGTACAATTTCAAAGGTGATTATTGTGGGCACCTCTAAAGTTGATAAAACGATTCCAGAGAACCCAATGTTTGACGGCGCGGATTACATTCCAATCCGAGATAATGCGCGTCTTACAGGACAGATCAAGCGCATTTATTCACTCATGTCGGATGGGAAGTGGAGAACGCTACAAGAGATTGAGCAAGAGACTGGAGATCCGCAGGCATCTATATCTGCCCAACTGAGGCATCTAAGAAAGGCTCGCTTTGGTGGGCATACTGTCAAACGAGAACATTTAGGCGGGGGCCTCTACCGCTATAAACTAGGCGAAGAATGAATTATCTATCACCTACCGACATAGCGCGAGAAGTGCTTGAGACACACGAAACAGGCATCTCGGATTGGGTGCGCGTATCTTGCCCTTTTTGTATTACACGAATTGGAAAAGATGACCGTAGGTGTTCGTTTGGTGTGAATGGGGTGAGTGGTTTTTTTCACTGTTTTAGATGCGGCATAAAAGGGAAAATAAAAGGCGAGGAATTTGATGATTCTTTTTCTAAGCCACGAACACCCGTCGAGAAACAAGAAATTGAAAGACCCGAAGGTTACGCGCCTTTGTGGATGGAACCTGGGCTAAATGCAGAGGCGCTTTCGGGTGCGCGTTGTTACCTCCGAGGCAGGGGGTTTGGTAGAAAAACATGGGAGGCCGCGAAGATAGGCGCGTGCTACTCAGGTTATTTTGCAAACAGAATTATTGTACCTATCCTAGAAGACTGCAAATGGTACGGTTTTGTCGCTCGCGATTGGGTAGGCGCTGCCGAGAGAAAATACTTGTATCCTCTTGGAATGAACCGAACTGAACTTCTTTGGCAAAAGTATTTATTGTACGAAGAATCGAACGAACCCGTGATAATTGTAGAAGGCGTATTCGACGCTCTTCCATATTATGGTGCGGCTGTGGCGTGCCTAGGTAAGCCTACGCACCGGCAAATTGAAATGATCAAACAGGCAAAAAGACCTATCGCCGTCGTTTTAGATGGCGATGCCTGGGAAGAAGGTTACGCACTCAGCCAACGGTTGAGACTAAACGGAAATAAGGCCGGTTACGTGAAGCTGCCCGCAGGCGAAGATCCTGGGAGCGTAGATTGTGGCTGGCTGCTAGAGGAAGCGACTCAATGCGTCGTGAAGGGAGTAAGAAAAAGTGGCAAAAATTAGGTTTGAGGGAGTTTCAGTAACGGCAAAGGTGATTGAGATTGACGACGTAGCCGACCCATCGGGATTTCTAAAGGGCTTAGGGCTGGAGAACGCAAAGGTAAATGACGGCATTAGTTACGAGACTAAGGGTCAAAAAAATCCAGCGCCGCCAGTTCCAGAAATTGATATACCAAAGGAAGTACCCTCGGCTGCGCAAATTGAGCAAATTGAGGAAGCTGAAAAACAAGAAATTGATAATTCAGATTTTGAAGGTGCGCGTAGGCTTCGCGATGTTGTGCAAGTGTTTATGGACCGGGGAGTTACAGACACCGATGAGATTGTGTCTCAATGTGTTGCGTTGAAGGAGTCGGTTTCGATCTTGAAACGAGTGGCCGATATTGAAGGCCGTATGCCTATTGCGGTTAGTAAGTGGCGCAAGTCCAATAGCAACTAATGGAATACCTCTCTTTGTACACCGAGCCTCAACTAGCAGAAGTTGAGAAGGTTACACCAATGGAGGTAGATCACGGGTGCCTTCTGTGTCCTCTTAGCGAGGCCTGTAAGAATCCGTGCATGTCACCCGAAGGAAACGACGAAAAGGGTGGTTTGTTGATTATAGCAGATCACCCTTTCGTCGCGGACGACGCGAGGGGTAGGCCTTTTTCTAGCACGCTAGGCGCTAAACTCCGCAGGATTGTACGAGAACACTGGGATGGTCCTGTCTATCTCGACTACGCAATCAAGTGTGCCCCAAAGAGAGGTAGAAGAATAACGGATACTATCATCGCTACGTGTCGCGGTTATCTTGCAAAGACTATTGAGGAATCGAGACCTAGCAAGATTATCCTTCTGGGCTCTATCGCTATGAAGTCTATGTTTGGCCGTAGTGCGGGAGCTTTTTCTACACGGAAATGTTTTGGCTGGCTAGAAAAAACGCATACACCAGTGTTTATGTTGATGAGTCAGCAAGTTGCGCTCAATAACCGTTTTTTAGAGAGATGGTTTGAGGAAGATCTTTCTTGGGCAATAAAACAAAAAGTCTCGGACTTACGTGAGCAAAGTAGTCGCGACGGCATTGCTAGCATGATTACAACCAGCGACGAGGCCAAGGAAGCCGTTTCTATTCTTAGGGAGTCAGAATGGATCTGCTACGACACCGAAACAGTTGGTCTATTGTTCAACAAAGATTTTGAGATCATATCCGTTTCTGTGTCCTCCAAATATAGCGAAGACGCATTTGTTTGGTCGGGTAACTCGTTGAAAGATGAGGAAATTATATCTCCGCTTTTACGCCTCCTAGAAGATCCGAATGTAAAGACAGTCGCGCAAAACGCTAAGTATGATTCAAACGCCATGTACTCGGCGTTCGGCATAGAAGTTCAAGGGCTTCATTTGGATACACGCCTTATCCGTAAGTTACTGGAACCAGAAAGTGTGGCAAAATTATCTGTTTTGCAAGAAGCCGTAGGCATGGGGGGAGGTAAAGAAATTGCGGATAAACAAATTGCTTCTATTACGAGAAATATCAGAAAGGCAAAATCGGATGTTGAGCTTGCAGAAGTTGGTCCTATCGGATGGGTGAAGCCCATAGCGGAGAAAACGTGTGCGCCGGGGGTGTACGCTTACGGCCTAATGGATCGCGTAGTCAGAGATAGGTATTGTGCGCGAGATACAGTTTCTACGGCCAGAGTTGCAGAACTGTACGAAGAAAGATTGAAGGGCACGTCAATCCAAGTTGTCTGGGATGAGATTATGTTACCGGCAGCGCGAGCGATTGAATATGTAGAAAGGTGGGGTGTTGCCGTTGACAAAAAGAAGATAGCCAACTTTTCTTTAGTCGTTACGGATCTAAAAGAAAAAGTTACGGCTAGACTGTTTGACAAAGGCACGTTCAACCTCAACTCAACTCGCGAGCTATGCAATTATCTTTATACCGTTTATAAACTACCCATCCTATCAAAGACGGATACGGGTAGCCCTTCTACAGACAAAGCTACGCTTGAGCTTTTATTATCAAAAAATCTAAAGACCGAACAAAAGCAATTCGTAGAAAACATGCTCGAATACCGAAAGGTATCAAAGATGCACTCCACATACGCGACTAAATTAGGAGGGTTCATACGAGATGACGGTAGAGTACACCCCTCTTTCAATCTCGTCGGCGCTAGAAGCGGGCGGATCTCCTGTAGTGATCCTAATGTGCAACAAATACCAAGGGCGGATACCGAACTAAGTTCGATGGCTAGAGATTGTTTCGTCGCGCCAAAAGGTCGCGTATTTGTTCAGCTAGATTATTCCCAGTTGGAGTTACGCATAGCCGCGATGCTTTCATTAGACAAAAATATGGGTGACGTGTTTCGCTCGGGTAGGGACTACCATATGCGAACTGCGCAAATTATATCGAAGCAAGCGTGGGGAATCTCTCCTAACAAGGTTACTAAAAATCATAGAACGATGGCTAAGTCCGTGAACTTTGGTTTGTTCTATGGAATGTCTACGGGAACCTTAGCCAAAAATATTGGGTGCAGCAAAGAGGAAGCACAGAAGATTCAAAACGCTGTGTTTGGAAGTTTCCCAGATCTAAAAAGGTGGTGTGACAACCACGTACAGGCGGCGCGTAGAGAAGGGTGTGCTTACACATATTGGAAGAACAATCGCGCTAGAGTGAGGCCTTTGTTTAGAATCGCGGACCAGGATGACCATGTTAGAAAAACCGCAGAGAATGGATCGTTCAATACGCCCGTTCAGGGTACGGCCAGCGACTTCTGTTTAGCGTCATTGGCTAGGTGTGTTGAATGGTTAGTAAAAGAGAGGTTTCCTGCAAAACTTGTTTTGACGGTACACGATTCATTACTCTTTGAAGTAGACGAGAAACACCGAGATGAGCTTATAGACTCTGCAAAACATTTGATGACGGACTGGGAATCAAATAATGTTCCTCTCGTTGTCGATGCTGAAATAGGGAAAACTTGGGGAAAATTAGAGGGCTTAGACTAAAAATACCCCTCGTTTCATAATGTTACTGTGCAGAAGGAGAGCACAATGGAAAATGATGAGTTTTTAGAGGAAGTAATCGACATAAACCCCCTGAACATCGACGAGCATTTTCGCCGGGTGCCCGCCGAACTAGCTTACTATAATCAGCAGTACGCCGACGCCTTCGAGAAATATCTAAGGTCAAAAATGTTGTGTGAACGCGCCCATGCCGAAGCATACAGAAGAATATCTCAAGAATCGGAAAGTGAAGGGAAAAGGGCTACGGTTGCTTCTCTTGAAGCCGCTGTTGAAATGGATATGAGCTATCAAATGGCGGAAGAAGATCTCGTTGAGTCTGAGTCCGATAAACAACGGCTTAGGGGGAAAGTTGCTGTCGTGTTGGCAAAAAAAGATATGTTGATCAGCCTAGGAGCCCATATCAGGGTAGAGATGAGCGACCCCATGATCCGCGCCCAAGTTAAGAATAATAAAGAAGCTATGGCACCGGAATACTAGATGATTTTTGGGTTTGACGAGTTTGACCCACTAATGATTATAGTGGACGAAGAGATAGACATGCTGCACTCAGACATGGAGGAGGAAAGGAGCACACCAAAATACGAAATACGAGCTAACAAGCATAGGACACTAGAAGAAAAAGGAAAAAGGGAAATGGGAAATTTAGTAAAATACGGCGGGTTCGATTTAGGCGAACTCGACAAACAAGACAACCAAGTAGCGGCAACAACAATGGTTGGTGCCGACTTTATGAAGTTGGTTCCTGGGAACAACAAAGTGAGGTTTATTCCTCCCGACGTTGGGGGATCTCCGTTCGTTATCGTGAACGAACACTTTATTGATACAGCAAGCGGACAGCGCGTGCGCTTTACTTGCCCACGGCTGATGGAAAAGAAACCGTGCCCAGCTTGCGCAGAGGCCGACCGACTAAAACGTACTGGCAATCCAATCGACCGGGATAAAGCGTGGGGGTTTTATCCAAAACTTCGCGTCTACGCGAATGTTATTGATCGCGAAAACCCAGGCACACCTCGCATACTCGCTTTCGGTAAGACAATCTGGGACGGTCTAAAACGTATCCGACGCGACAAAGATGAGGGAGGCGATTTCACTAACCCCAATGCGGACGGTTTTGATGTCATCATTACTCGCGAGGGTGCGGGCAAAAACGACACCCGATATAGTGTTCGGCCCGCTAGAACAGATAAGGCGCTAGCCGACTCATCAGATGAGATCGACGCTATTGTGAATGATCAATGGGATCTCACAAAATATTCATCCGTCCCTTCTCTGGATGAAGTCATTTCCATGATGCAAAATGGGTATGAAAATAGAGATGCCGCACCACAAAGTAAACAAATTGCCGCGCCTCCTAGGAGCCTGCCAGCTAAGTCTGGTAGAGGAAAAGCAGAAGATCAAGTTTACGATGTAGACTCTGACGAAATACCTTACTGATCTAAGAATCCCCTTGGCTTTATTGGTTTGTCCAAGGGGTTAGGCACAGGGCCATTTTCAGCCCTCATGGTTCTAGCGCGGGATGTAGCCGCAGCGTCAGGCGGGTGGGATGCCCGTCATTGCCAGTGGGCTTGTGTGCGCTTCGTTGTAGAGCAGTTTAAAATACACGATCCTTCGGTAGCCCAGTACGGGGTGGCGAGCGTGCCGGGTCGGTGGGATGCCGGTCGCTTTTTTACGAGGGAGAAAAGAATGAATTTAGAAAAAGCGTATGCGGAAGTTCGGGCGAACGGAAAGCATATCTGTAGTGTTGGATCGCCTTTAGAGTTTATCGCGCATGTAGGCCCCGAGAACCCCGTATTTGCAGCTATTTTCAGTAGGTTTACTTATTTTAGATGGGGTCCGGACACACCAATAATACTTGGGTGTGTTAACTCACAGGACTTTAGGAATCTAAAGGGGTGCGAGAAATGGTTCACACGTATGCTACGCGATTTTTTCGGGGTGTCCTCGGAGTGGATTATTATAGACATTCCTAATCATAACGAGTTGACCGGAGGCCCTATACAGGGCTTTGAAGACTAGAAAATGAGCAAACTAGAATCACCAATAAATCCAAACGGTAAGCAAGAAATTCCAAAACCTTCAGAGGCCATAATTGACACACCTATAAGCGGCCCTTCCGCGTGTAACTGTGATCAAGCATTGTTTCTTATTTCTATACTTGAACAGGCAAACAGAAATAAAAAATCTAAAGAAGAACCTCGAAGAATCCAGACAAAGCGGAATCATATTGTGTGAAGAAGTCGAAATGTATCGGTTCTCTTGTACGTGCGGCATTGGCAGGAGAAAATAATGAAAAGAATTATTAGTGGAATCATAGTAACCGCTTTTTGTGTGTTACCTAATTGCGCAACATTTATTGCCAACAATCCTGGTATTACGGATGCGCTAGCTAACTATAACTGCCGAAAAGGATACAGCGCGTGTACCCCTCAAATTGATCTAATATACTATGGCCCAGAGATCATCTACGTGTACGAAGACTAGGCACAAATGTCCGACACAATTCAAATCGTTATCGACGCACTAAAAGCTAAACATGGTAAAGAAGCTGCCCGCAAAATGTCAGATGGGGCGCGGTCAGCAGTAACGGATGTTATTCCTACTGGGATACTTCCTTTAGATAATTGGGTGACAGGGTGCGGGGGTCTTCCCGTTGGGAGAGTAACAGAACTCTTTTCCGAAGAAGGGGGAGGGAAGACCTCTTTGGTGTACCAGTGTATCGGACAGTGCCAAAAGATGGGAGGCATATCAATACTCGTAGAGACTGAGGATGCGCTTGACCCGCTTAGAGCCGAAGTATTTGGCGTAAACTTAGAAAATTTGGTCCTCATTGAGCCTAACAATATGGAGGAAGCCCTTGAGCAGATAAATACCGCGATAAGCGCTCTACCAGAAGGCGTAGGGCCTATACTTTTGGCGTGGGATTCTTTAGCAGCAACACCTACAAAGGCCGAGATTGAAGCCGGTTTGGTTGGAGGCAATGCGATGGCTGATCGCGCTAGGCTAATGTCTCGCGCCTGCCGCGTATTAGGAAACATTGTTTCAAAACACAAAATTGCAATGCTTATTGTCAACCAGACACGGACTAAAATGGGCATCATGTTCGGCGATAATATGACTACACCTGGGGGGCAGGGCTTAAAGTTCTTGTCCAGCTTGCGTCTAAAAATATCGGGGGGCAAAGCAAATAAGAACGACCTAGGAGATCACACCGCAAAAGATATTTTGTTTCATGCTGTAAAGAACCGCATGGCCCCTCCTTGGCGCAAGTGCCGAGTAAGGCTGGACTATGAAACAGGGTTCGACAATGAATGGACCGTTATTGATTTCGGTAAAGAAAGGAAGATCCTAAAACCTCGCTCAAGAGGCAAAAAAGCGTATGATGAAGTGATTGAGGCTTTAGGTTGGAAAACAAGTACGGATCATGCCAAGGGCGACGAATGACACGTATAGCATTTGTTGGCGACGTTCACGTTGCTAACCATAAGAAATTTGGCGGACTTACAAATAAAGGTGTAAACGAAAGGTGTGAAAATATTCTTTACGCCCTCTCGTCTGCCGCAGTATTGGCAAGAACACAAAGGGCAGAAACTCTAGTAATCCTAGGGGATCTTTTTGATACGCCTAGGCCTAGCCCACAAATAGTAAAACGTGTGCAAGAAATCGTCGAGACTATTCCTACGGTTATCCTCGCTGGTAATCACGACCAATGTAGCGATGAACCTGGCGACAATGCACTAGCTCCCTTGTACCCTGTGGCTGAAGTCATCGACGCGCCTGACGTTGTTCCTGTGGGTGACGTAGACCTTCTCATGGTGCCTTATCTATCTGGCGACTACACAAAGAGGTTAGACGACGAGGTAACGACCTTAGTGCGCCAAGGGCTTGCAGGAACCAACGAGAAAAGAAAAAGGATACTCTGTTTTCACGCCGGAATAGTAGGAGAAAAGACACCTTTCTTTCTAAAAGAATCATCGGCCTCAATTTCTAAAGATAATCTTTTTGGATTAGCCGAAAAGCACAACATATCTATGTCTTTTGCAGGCCATTGGCATACGACAGAAACATGGCAGCACGATAACGGCGAGCACAGGTGTTTAGCTGTACAAGCGGGTGCGCTGGCACCAACCGGCTTTGGCGATCAAGGTGTCCACTACGGCAACATGTATATCTTTGATAGTGACAAAGACGAGCTTGAGTATCACACCGTTCCTGGTCCTCGCTTTATCGACGTTACCTTAGATCAAGATATTACGTGTATCTCGCAAGGACGAGAAGACAGACTAAAAGACTGCCGACTTTATGTAAGGATAAATGTTGATGAAACAGAGATTAGCTTAGGAGAAACAATCATAAAGGCGGGCATAGACGCTAATGCCATTGAAGACGGCGAGCTTTCTATAAACTCGGATAGGTCTAAAGAAGCCTGTGAAAAAGCCGCGAAAGCTACGCAATCTTCTGAGACACTAGAAGAAGCCTTGGCCGAGTACACAACACAAATGGTCGTAAAAGGTGTAGACGAATTAGATATCCCCGAAGCGAGACTAGAAATACTTGCCAAGGCGTTAGAATGTTTGAGGAAAAGCGGTGCTGATTAGAAAAATTGAATTACAAAACTTCATGTCATACGAAAACTCTGTCATTGAGTTACCCAAAAATGGCGTGGTTGTTATTACGGGCGCAAATGGTTCCGGTAAATCAAGCATAGCTGAAGCTACGGCAACAAGTGTTTGGGGAAAGACACTCCGAGGTAGTTCCCCATGGGTTGCAGACAAAAAAGGTTTCTCTAAAGTAAGCGCCGAAATAGCAGGAAAAATTATTGAATTTACTCGGCAGACCACACCAAAAGGTAAAGTATCCGCCAAGTTTGATCCTTCGCCAGCTAACTATGCGACCGCGACAAAAACACAAAATGCTATAGATAGTCTAGTAGGAGACTTCGACACTTGGCGTAAATGCGCCGTATTTTCTTCACAGGATGCAGCGCACTTTACATTATCTACGGATGCCGAGAGAAAGAGACTACTAGAATCACTTTTGGGACTCGATAAATTCGATATCGCGCTAAAAACCTGCCGTGATGAACAAAAAATAATAACGGCAAAAATTCGTACTTTAGAAAACGATATTCTGAAAAACAAAACTGAGCAGAGTGTAAAAGAAACGATCATAGAGGAAGATACCCTGCGGCTTCGTAAGGCAAGATCAAAAGCGGATATAGAGGGCGCATACTCAGATGCGGAAATAAAGAACCTTGAAGCACGTATTGGCGAGCAGCAAACATCGCTTAAGGAAATGTACCAAGAACTTCGTAAGGGCAGAGATGAATTATCATGTTCACGCGCCGAACGAGAACAACATACAAATGCTGTATTGCGCTTAGACAGCGACACTTGCCCTACTTGTCGCCAGTCTTTGAAAACGTCTAGCGTTGAGAAAATGAAACGGGATGCGCACGCCGATATTGAGCGTGTAAGTATTGAAATAAATATGCTATCCGCGGACCAAGATTTACTAGACCAGGAAGTAGACGTACTAGAAAAAGAAGCCCGTAAAAATGAAGCAGAGTTAGCTAAACAAAAAGCCATCATAAGTGTGGGGGAGAGATCTCTAATTGCTCACCTAGAAGCCTCAATTAAAAAGGCCAAACTAGATATGCTTCCTCTAAATTCTAAGTGTAAAAGTCTCGGCAGACAACTTGAAGATACCGAGTACGATCTTGCGCTATCTGAAAACACACAAACTGTATTGGGAACAAAGGGTGTTAGGGCTCATATTCTAACGTCGGCCCTTGGCGCACTTGAGATTACTTCTAACAAATGGCTCAGAAAAATCGCGTCTAAAAATGCCCGCATATCTATAAGGCCATACGTTGAAAACAAGTCTGGTGGAATCCGCGAATCAATATCTTTAGATATTACTGGCATAGGTAGCGGCGAGGGTTATAAATCTCTATCAGGCGGACAACGCCGTAGAGTTGATGTAGCCTTATTGTTGGGCTTATCGGAGCTTGCGCAAGCGGCTAACCAACATACAAAAGGAACCGTATTTTTCGACGAAGTGTTTGATAGTTTAGATTCTGAAGGCGTGTCCGCAGTAAGTAGTGTCATAGAAGAAATGGCTACGGATAGGTCTGTGATTATCATTTCTCATTCAGAAGCACTTGTAGATAGCTTGTCTTCATGCGCGCACTATGTAGTTGAAAATGGTGAGATAAATCTAAAATAGTCTAAAGCGCTGGCAAAGATCATAATGTATATGTGTGCAATATACAGCAATCATGCAAAATAGAGAAGGGCAAGGCGTGTGGGCCATAGACGCTACAAAGCGCCAAGCGTTAGCCAGTTGCCTAAGAATGTGGAAAAAGGCTCTTGGTAGTGACGTACCCACACTTGCCAAGGTACGAGCGTTTAGGCCCCTCAAAGGCGAAGAACCTTTTATTTCTCTAGCTGACGCAAGTTGGCAAGAAGTAGAGCGTTGGGAGATAAAATGACACAGGTAGTAAATCCGCTGAGATCGAAAATGAATATACACAAAAACTATTGGATTAGGATTCTAAAAGACCCTTCCGATGGCAGAGAACTAAAAATGCAGTTCGCCGAAGATCTAGGGTTTGATTGTCCGCTAGATGCAGCAAGGTATTTAGAAAACGCCGAGCAAACTACCTTTGTAGGTAGCTGGTTTCTTACGGATGAGGAAGTTGAACTCGAAGAAGTAAAACATAAGAGGGGATTGCCCAGCGTTTACTTATGCGCAGATAGAGATCCAGAAGGCATAAAAACGCTAAAGAAATCCTACACAGATATAAACGGAACCATTTTGTCCCTAAGCGAAAATCTTGATGAGTTTATGGAAGAAAATGCCGAAATAATTGATACAACATTAGAAGCCATTGCTCAGATAGTTGAGTGGTCTGCGGACTTTGATGAAGAAAAAGACTGTCTGTCTCGGAGAGGGAGAACATCCCTCGGTCTTCTCGATTTATTAGAAGAACACTCAAGCAGTACAGACCGACTAATTGTTCTTCTCGATTTAGTGCGCTTGTTTGTTCAAAGCGAAATATCCACTGATTGGGCATTTGGCAGCGGCTTATCTTCTAAAGATAATATGGAGATCATGTAATGGAAATTTACTTAGACGAGTACATTTGCGACAAGTTAGATCTTTCCTATTATGAAGGGCATAAAGACCTTAACGCCTTAGATGAAGTGAATTTACAGCTAGGCACGTTACTGTACCACCGAAGATGCTGGGATATAAAGCACCGCAAGATATTTGCCGATTACGTTTCTTCTGGAGAACCAATAAGGGTCGCCCCAGCTATCGGCCCAGGCTGGTACACCGTGACAAATTACCCAGAAAATAAAAAGTCTGACAAACTTATTGATATTCTTGACGACGGTGAAAACCCAATCGCAAAATTGAGTACAGGCTGAAATGTGGGGTGCAATAAATGGATATTCCTGAAAGTATTGCCAACTACTACTTCTCGCTCGCTAACCTAAAATCACTAGGCCCATACGCTAACGTCGGTTCCAAAGGCTTTGGAACGGCGAAGCGCCTAAACTTAAACTACCGTTCTTCTCACGAGAACACCGGAGTAGCAGTAAGGGCAGGCACCAGTGCGTTTGGGGGGCGCGGCCTTCGTCCTAATGATGCAGTTGGGAAGCCTGATTACAAGTGGGGCAAACCGTTCGTTAGAGAAAAGAAGCGTCATTTCGATAACTCTGGGACAGAGGTACAGGGCACAGTTGGTGCGCGTACTGATGATGAGATCGAAGGAGAAGCTGCATTAATGTGGCCTCGGCTAAGAAATTGCCGAATATTCGACGTGGGTCCGGAAGCCTTTGCAATGATATACCATGGGTCTGACGTTTACACGACCGAGAAGATCGCTAAGGTAGATTGGTCTTTGGATCCTCAAGCAGTCACGGATATGAGTAAAGAAGAATCAATGCACCACTATCACTCTATAGTTCAGGCAGGTAAAAAAGCTCCTTTCCCCGAGCACCTACCTTTTGACTTCTGCTTATTCACATATGGGGAGGGAATAAGGCTAACAAAGTTACAAGCACATGCTCGTTTGGGGCTGGCCGCCGATACAATTTTTGAGAAAGCAAGTGAGATCCGTTTGGTTTCCCACTTGGTATGCCACGACGGTCTAGTTTGGCAGATGTTCACTGCAACGCTAAGGCATAACCAAGGCATAATTTCATTTTACCGTATGAGTAGGAATAAATTTTTGTGGGACAATCCGTACAATTTAGATCCCTGGGTCATCCCAGCGCTTGTCACTTTAGTTAACCAGAACATCTCAGTCACTGAGGAAAAACAGAAATTTTCTCACAGGATGATGATGCAAAAGGCCTCTAAGAAAGCCGGTTTCAAAAAACCAATACCAGCCCCTTATTATCCACTGGTACTAAATACAGAACTGGTGAATAACGCGGTTAGCGAAACTCATAAGTCTTGTAAAGAGCGTCGTGCGCAGGAATGGAGACACGATGTTCGCGGCCACTGGCGTATGAGGATTAAAAGGGGGCCGCTTCCTATCGACGAAAAGACCCTCAAAAAGTTGAATAAATGCGGTTATGAGGTTCTTACAGCGGGACAGGTTCCTTATGATATTGCCTTGCATCTAAACAGAAGAAATATGAATCTCCGTAAAGAAGGGGAATGGATAGCTTGGAAATTGACATGGATAAACGACCATGTAAGTCCTTCTAACCCCGACTTACCTTACGTGCCTGCTCGTAGAATCCTTTCAAAAATTGATTCTTAGCCGGTGCGGCATATCCCTTGACGTGCTATAACCCCTACAATAATGACCAGCGTAACTGTTGCTAGTTTTTTTGTTGGGATATTTATTGGATTCTTTCTCGGTCTTGGGTGGTTATGCGAAATCGTAAGCGATATAGAGGAAGGACGTACCAAAGCCGATTACTTGCAAAGAGAGGAAAAGCTGCTGAAGTAATCGGCTTTGTTCTCAGGAAACTTGTTTATGGGGATAATGCAGCGAAACAAAGGCAAGCGATTCGAGAGGTTAATTGCCCAAAAGTTACGGGAAGCGTTTCCAGAATATTCCGAGGAAATAAGAAGGTCGATACAGTCTCGGGTTGCAGAAGAATCTGATGTCACTGGATTACCTGGCTTCTGGGTTGAGTGCCAAGATGCGGCAAAACCAACTCCTTTGAAAAAGCTAGAACAAGCCGAACGTGACGTGATGGAAAATAAATTGAATGGGGAAATTTTACCAATCGCCGTAACGCACCAGAAAAACACAATAGAAATTTACGTTACGATGAGAATGCACCATCTACATTTTATATTCGGCCACCACATAAACGATTATAGGTACTGCACGCCTTTATCATGCGCAGGTATTATGCCGCATGTTACAGTAACCCTTTCCGACTTTCTTGAAACGGCAAAGGAATATATCCGACATGTTGGATCCCCGCGGTAAAGCGTTTTTAGATAAGCAGAAGAAAAGAGCGTTTGATAGAATAGTAAACTCAGCCTCTAAGTATGTTCTTATGAGGAAGTTCAATTCTGCTAGTAGAGCCGGTCTAAGAGAATACATAGATGAAGGAAAGATTGAGATAATTGACACCGCGTTTGGTAAGGCCTACGCGCTAATCAGCAGGACAAGCGTAGTGTGAAGGCGCTGCGGCAATAAGTAATAATCCTAAGAACACGTCTTCTCCATAAAATTGTCAGGCACCGCCTACCTCACAAGTCCTCTTTACTTACGGGACTTTCCACCCTAAAAAGGGGCCTACATTAAATCGTGTTCTGTTTCTTCAGCTTCTATCGGTTCCCAGATAAACATTACTAGGCCCCAAGCAATACCCGCCCCTATGATTAGTCCTATACTAAAAGAGATAATTATTGCCAGGGCTTCTGGCCGAATCATTGCAGCGATCATTGCTTGTTCCTAAACTTACCAGCCGCGAGCCTATGAAGTGCGGTTATGCCTAATCCCAAACAAATAATAAGCCCGCTACCTATTGTAAATCCGAAACCAAATAGAAAGCCTAGATATGCGACATCATTGGAATTCAAGATCGTGTACCATTTTCCCTATTGGTGTCATCCAATAGCGGCTCTTACTTAAATAAGGTTCTTCGCGCATGGATACTAAGTGCTTCGAGGCAAGTTCATGGAGCGCGATAATATATTGATCAAGTTCTGTACCTTTTCGTTTACCTTTACCAAGCTCTTTTAGTGCTTCTCGTTGTGCCTTAGTAAGTGCCATGATCATTTTACCCTCATCTGTTGACTAGAACTACGTCAATACAAGTCAGAATTTCCGTAAGCATCCTGTCTAATTCACCGCGCACAGTTGGCGATATTTCTAGTCGTGTTTCGTCGTTTAGTATCTGCTGTACGCCCACCAATTTAGACAAGGCAGCGAGACTTAACTGTCTCCGATCCTTGAAAGAACCTCCAACAAATTCCGTCAACACCTTGAGGGCTTGGTCATCAAACATGGTTTTTGAAACAATCATTTAGTTACTCCTCACAACCCGTGTCCAGGTAGGTAATAATTGTTTGACCCATAGAGGTTGAATCTGTAAGGGCATGTATTGATCCACCTGATGCCAGCGCAATATCGTCGAAGCTGTCCGCACACATTTGAGGTACAAATGCTACAAACGTTAGAATGGTATTTTGTATTATTTTAGTAACGGCAGCTTCGTGGACCAGGGGCACCTCGAATGTCTGTCCCGGCTCGTCGGTCCACAAAAATAGTATGCGTGCCGCGGTGGCTCTGTAGTTTAGGCCTAGTGTATTTAGTGACACAGACCTAATCACGTCATAGGTTGGCTCAAGGCCTGAGTTACTTAGCCCAGTAAGGCCTCCTATGGTGCGTAAGGTGGCTGTTCCGTTTGTAAGGTCTTGGACAAGGATAGGGACCGGATTTGTGTCCTTGTCGGGCAAGACAATAACCGCAAACCTCACCGCGCTTACGCCAACATATTTTGTAACCGCCCGCGTCATTGCCTGTGTACTTGCGGCGAAGCTACCGCTGAGCATAGAACACGACCTGTCTATAGCGAATACAACGTCGTATTGTTTTGTAGATAAGTTTTCGTCAACCCTACCGTTACAGTTGTTGTCTATGCCATCGCATGTTTCTGTAGACGCTGTTACTTCGTAAAGACATTCATACGAACCACCGACGCATGTTAGTACCCCCGCATGGCATGGGGGATAAGATAGCGTTTGTGGGTCACCGCTAAAACAAAAATCAGTAAAGCCCAAATCATCAACCACACCATTGCAGTCGTCGTCCTTTCCGTTACACGTTTCTATTTGTGGGGGAACTTCCGCGTAACAAGTAAGCGCCCCTTTGTGGCATTGCCAAGACCCCGTACTGCACTCGCCTACGTTAGAGCCGCACCAATCCCCTATTTGTTCATCATATACGGCTTCGTCTATCTTCCCATCACAGTCGTCGTCTAAGCCGTTACAAGACTCATATGAAGGAAGGCGCTGCCCCGAACATTCTATAAATGCGTTTTCTACGCATAAAGGTTTCCCAGATTTACACTCGCCTACGTTATAAGTTTTACTTGGTCCGTCATAACATGGAAGATCGCACTCCGATGAAGATATAGATATTGCTTCACCACAAGCAAACCAAACCAATAGAAATAACAAAGCAAGTTTAGCCATCCGGATTTTGGCCTTTCTCAAATAGAGATTGAAATACTTGGTGTAATAGCAAACCAAACGTCTGAATAACGTGGTGATCTAGGTTGGCTTCAGTTGTTCCATTTAGGGCTTCTATTACTTCGTGCCAAAATGTTTCCCACGCTAGGCTCTGATTAAGATCAGCGTCTATAGTGATCTGTAGGTTACCGTCATCCCATTCGCCAAAAGCGCTTTCTCCTGCAATAAGATTTTTCTTATGGACAATCTTTATTACATGGCCGCCCAACCGTATGTATTTTGGAAAAGGAACCATAGCTAGTCTCCTACAGGCTCAATCTCTGTCGCGATAACACCGCGTTTTTGATCCACAATATAAGCTATTAAAGCCTTTCGCGACTTGTAGCCGTGTTTGTGGTGCCATGCGTCTGTGCCCGCTAACGAAGGCATACGGTAAACAGTAACGTTACCAAATACTGGAAAGTCTCTTTCGGTATGTAAGTGCCCGCAGAAGATGAATCTATGTTTAGAGTCACCCCACTCTTTTGGTTTTTCGCCTGCTATAATTGCGGGCCAATCGCGAGGCTTCCCAACGTCACCGTGTAAAAAGGTGAGTAAAGAGTTTCCATAAGACACATATTGCCTTGGTGAGAAAGTCTCAACAACATCAACATCCTTAGCTTTTGAAAACCACCCCTGCATAGCCACACGTAAAAGGGTCGCTGTGTAATAGTCGTGGTTGCCTGGAATTACGAACAGAGTAACTGGCGCAAGTTGCCTAAGCATATCAACATAGTCGCGACACAGCTTTACCCAATACCAAGCAAGTTCAGCCGGTGTGCCGTCGCAATCTTGTGGCGTGCCTGCGGTTGTAGTCTTTTGTTGGTTGTCGATATGTAGACCATCCCCTCCAAGAGCTAAGAAAATCCTTTGTGGTTTTCCGCGTTTTATAATTCTTGAAAGGAGATTTTTTGTTACGTCCTTTAGTCTCTTTTTACATTTTGCTCTGTTGTATCCGTCGCCAGTGTAGTCCGGTGCATACTTTCCAAAATGGAAATCGGTTGGACTGATAACGATAGCGTATGGCGGCTTGGTTTGGGGTAACTTTATCGTAGGTACGGCGTAGGTGGGTGCAATGTCTTCAAACCTTAGAGCCAACCTTTTGGCTATGAGATCAACACGACGAAATGAGTCTGCATCTTTCTTTATTTTGCTCCACTCTCTTTTTTCGGCGGTTACTAAAACCTTTTCTTCTTTACGCCGAATTAGATCTTCTATTAGCTCATCTTCGCCGCTCTCACCTATTTCTTCATCTGTCCAAGGGGCGCTGTCGTGGGTGGTTTCCATAGCCCTCAAAATTTCGGTTATGGTGCGTTTTGCTAGTCCAAGTTTTCGGGCAAGTTCGTTCACACTTGCGGGTGCCCCATCCCAGTTTGAATAGGCCTCGCGTATGATTTTCCAAGACTCCCCCGGAATGGCTAAAGGGTTTTTCTTAGACGGCAAATGTACTACGTAAAGATCTCTTGTCTTGTCATACCAGTACGGGCGGCTGTGTTCCATTCTAAGCCCTCAAAAGCGCCTAATGTGGTTACGGGGGCGTTTAGGCTTTGGGGGTAACATGCAGGCGCATACACCCTTCTCGTTCCACATCGGGCGAAAGCCGTATTTGACTAAAGGAGAACAGGCACGGATACACGCATCGACCGTAACTTTTGTATGAAAACTTGCCGCACAGCTCGAAAAAGCGATAAGGACGAGAGGCACTAGGAATTTTTTATGGTACAGTTTCAGAGATGGCCTCCTTCGGGTCAATGCCGCCATCTAACACGGAGAGGTCGAGGAACTAATCAGTGTGTTAGATGGCGGGCTTTTTCTAGTTACCGCACATATAAATAATAAGGGCTATAATACCGATATGCAGTATCCTACCCGCAAATCATTGGGGAAGGGATTTACCTCGTACTGGTGCGTTATCTTCGTCTATCCCGATCAGCCAGTCGATTGATGCCCCTAGTACGTTTGTAATCGCAAAAAGGCGCACAATATCTGGAACAGTACGGCCTTGGATCCAGTTTGAAATCGTACTACTGCTTACACCAGATCGAACAGCTAGTTCGGTAATGGTCATGCCTTCCATACAATCGAGCAGCCTAGGCCCGAAAACTTTTGTGATATGATTATATTCTTCGACCCATTCTTCAGGTTTCCTTGGCATTGCTTTGGTCCGTCAACCAGCACCACAAGTCTGAGCCCGTTCCTAGAAGTCCAACTATAAAACTAGCAATAATAAATATTGCACTTAGCGCGAAAAGGTTCAACGAAGTCGCTAAGTAATCCCAGTTCCCCATTTGTTGGTGTTTATGTGCAGCAGAAGGGTCAGTAAAGGCAGGTTGCATGATAAATCTCTCAGAAATATCCTACCATAAGTTATGATAGATAAATACGCTTCATTGTCCCGTCTACAGGGTAAATAAGAACAGCCTGTCCTACAGTTGTCCACACCGTTTCTAGCTCATCCCATACGGGCGTGTCTTCTTTAACTCGCCTTTCTCGTTTCCACTTTCGGAGGGTATCTGCATCTTTGCATCTAAATTCTTGTTTGTTTACCAATACGATATACACGTTACCTCAGTGCGGCGGTAACTAATGTTCCTAAAACAAATCCGAGTACCCCCATACTCGTGTAAAGCACCAAGTCACTTTTAGAAAATAAGGATTTTTCAGAAGCAGGTTTTGGCGGCAATACAATCTTATTAATAACCGTAGAAGTTCTTACGGCAAGTTTATCTAAGCAACCATTTAGAGCAGATCTTGTTTCTTCTGTGCGGCCTTCCCACGTAATTGCAGCATCGTACAAACCTTTTTCGCATTTCGTTAGTACGCGATTAGGATCGCAAATACGGATTTCTTGTGCGTTGGCTATTACCGAAGGCGGCAAAAATGATAACGCAGATGCAACAATAGCTATTTGTTTCTTAGACGCCATGGCCTCAACACCCTTGATAGTAAGTTGTTTGCCGCGTTTCCGCTATTTTTAGAAAGCCTTTCTTCGGTAGTGGCTTTTATTTTTACACGATCTGCAACAACCTTTGAGTCAGTCGCCTTATCTTTTCTGGCAATCTCTTTCTGAACCATATCGGCTTGGGTTTTCTGTCGCTCTACTGCTTGGTCGTAGCCGAGTGATGTAAACTTAGAGCGCAAACCGAAGTACGCCCCTATTCCTCCAAGAATACTAATCAACGCGGCTACGACCCAGCCCATAACTATTTACCTGAGGCTATGACTGCCGGACGGACCTTACCATCGACGAAACTTTGCCCGCCGATAAGCGTTACGCCAGCAAGACCCGTTGTCGCGCCCATCGTCGTGACAATCTGTTCAAGTACGCTATTGCCAACGCCAAGAAAGAATCCGACTCCGAGTAATCCAACAGTCGCGCAAAGCATTAGCAAAAACACAATGCACTTTTTACTACCAAAAAATGATTTTTCCATCATTCCTCCTAATCACACTCGACATCCAGTTTCGTGCAGATTCGCGCCATGCTCAACTGCATTTTCCCTAGGCTATTACGAAGTTCCCTATTGAGCTTCATAAGTTCCCTCCTGTCATCCTTCGATTCCTGCGCTAATGCGCCGAACTTATCGTCACTGTGTTTTTCTAAATGTACGATTTTGGATTCGAGGCTGGACAGCCTGTATCGAGATTCCCCGATGATAGCAGCCGTTAGAACTAAAGCAACTATAAGTGGCCAAAACTTTACCAATACTTCAAAAGCATTGGGTTGTGGAATGTCGGCAGTTAGTAGTTCTGGATCGGTAGTCATTGTTCATTTCCTATTCGTTCACCAATTCGTAATGAACAAGATCGTCGAACGAGTTATCGGCAGTCTTCCAGTCACGGTCCCAGTCTCCGCCCCAACGGATTAAAATTCCCATCTGTATTGCCGTTCCTAAAACGAATCCAGCAAATAAAGTAATACGCTCGCGGTCATTCCAATCTATCGGATAGCAAATTGCATCAACGGCAAGGCTAGGCAATTTGTTATGCGTCGAGTCGGGCCATTGAAGCTGTGATCGGTTAGTCTCTTTCATTTCTTCCTGATCAGACTGGTTCCTATGTCCAACCAAAATAGTGTTATCAAAAGTTTCAACCACGCGATTGAATACCCACTGCAAGCGTTCGTCGCATTGTGCAAGTTTGATTGCAGATCGTTTGCTGTATTTGGGCATAGCTATGGTACTTCAGAGACTAGATTGATCTGGCCTGTAGCAGACGACTTATTCACACAACAAAGGGTCGATGGATGGTCAGGGAGGGCAAAGGAGCCTAAGTTGTGGTCGTAGCCGCTCGACGTAGACATATCAAACACTAGATTGTTTTGCGTAGATGGCCAGCCAAGGTTGCTCCAGGTATCGTCCGTGCCGCCGAAGTCGCCATCGCCCATTCGCCACCAGTGGACCAAGCTCTCCGCTTGACTTGTAGCGTTTAAGTCGGGCGTTTTATCGGTTGTCGCGGTGTAGCATTCGGCAGCTTCGATCTCGGATAATGCAACATCCCAGATACTAAGTTCGTCAATCCAACCATTCCAATGATCTGCGTACCCACCAGTATATGTTTGCCCAATGCCCACCACAAAATTTAGGAAAGTGCTGCCTGGCGTCTTTATCGATGCGTCGAGCGTAACACCAGAGCCTGTTGACTCGTCCGCACCACCATCCACGAAAATCTTTATTGCACTTGAAGCGCTGTTGCCGTCATAGGCGTACACCACAAAATGCCAATCTCCGTCGCCGATGGCTGTAGTTCCAATCCCTTTAATAGTATTGTCATTTTGATCTCGAATTTCGAGTACAGGAGTGTTGCCCAATGCGTTCGTGTTCACACCGCACATAAATCCAGACACTAAGTATTCCATTTTGCCGCAGAAAAATCGGTAACCTGTGCCGCTAGAATGCTTGACCCACGCACCGATAGACCAGGCATTTGTACGCTCAAATAGATCCCACAATGGACCCGAACGACCCGTGTAGTTTCCGGGGGGCGTGCGCGCCCAGCATTGGGCCGCGCAGCCATACGTCCGCGCCGACTTAGTGTTGTCGAGTAACGCTACGCCGCCCGCTGGGGCCTCGGCTGACGCGCCTATTTTAGCGACTGAAGCCTTAGCAACACCAGCCACTTCGGCGATGTCTTCCCAGACGATATCATTTACTTTGGCAATTTCAGCCATTACGCCCCCTCCGTGGTGCCGCTCGCGAAGCCCTGATGAGCAGCAGAAACGTCGATAGCGATGTTTCTGCCATCCGCAGCGGTCAAGTCAGTATTGTCATCTACAACGACAGCCGTCACACCAGTCTCATCCGAATGAAGGTTGATCTGATTGACCATATCTTCAGCCGTATCCGCCTGACCGCTCTGGAATATATTCACTCCATTCACGGACAAGGTATAATTAGCGCTAGCATTCGCAAACACAGCGGAGAGCTTGGCAATTTCAGCCATTACGCGATCTCAATAATCGTTGAATCTGGATCGAAATAAATGGTGTCTGGATCTACAGCCCAACCAATTATCTGAACAAAATCTCCGGTAGTGGAAGGTGCGGTCTTTGTCGGAGCACCGCCTGTCCCCTCATCGGTGTAAATAACATCGCCCGCTACAAAGGTTGGGAGTGTACCCGTGTCCTTGAGGAATCCTCGCAGCAAAAACCTGCCAGTACTGTCTACGCCTATGTCCTCTGCTGCAATCGCGACCGCTCGCGAAGTCGCCGTCGCCGTCGCTATGGCTTTCCACATGCTGCTATCGGCAGGTTTATAGTAGACAACCTCACCGCGATCAAGATCCTCGCCCGCAACAAAACTTGCAGTCGTACCCGAGCAAGTTAGATCGTCTGGCGATGAGTCGAGATTAAGAGTCCCGTTCAAGGTGTGCTCGTCTGTACCAGCGTCACCGAGGGTTACGTTTCCATTGGCGACCAGATTGAGGACCGCTGTCGTGTTATTCGTGGAGTCAATCTTGATTGCCCAGCCATTATTGACGCCCAGCCACAGCTTCGATGGAAAACCGTGCATATTAATACCGGCATCCCTTCCGGATGTCGAGATTACGAGCCCCTCAGTTGTTACATCGGCTTTGCCCGTTGTCGTGTTTTGGAGCATCAAATAGCAACTCCCATCACCTGACCTGAGCCACATGTTGCTGTCGGTCATTTCAATCGCAGCATCGCCGGTCGCTTTGCTCTGGATTTCCACGTATTCAGTTCCGTCAGTATGCGTCAACCTAAGTTGCGGATTCGTGTCGTCAAGAACTTCAAGCGTTCGATCTGGCGTTGCGGTGCCTATGCCAACCTTATCAGTATAGCCGGAAACATTCGCAACCAGAGTGCTTGTGTCAACGGTAATGTCATCAAAAGACCCAGAGCCTCCACCGCTAGCATCGACGTAAGCCTTGATCGACTCTGACGTTGCAAGAGAAGTGGCGGCGGCCGTTCCCATTGTATCGTCATCGATAAACGTTGTGATCTTTACCGCCTCAGAACTTTTTAGAAAGATCTGCTGATCGTCGTTTACTTCAAGGACTGCTTCGCCTTGCCGGTTCTTTAGCTTCCCGATCTCATCTTGAAACTGAACCTCGGATGCGGACTGTCCGTATTCAAACTGTTTTCCATCTGCCATTGTAATTTCCTCTCGTTACTTCAATGCGCCGTAAGGGAAGACCTCTACGAAAACTGTAGTTGCGGCATCTGCCGTAGTGGTCCAAGTGATTTTGTAACGAGGTAAATGAAAGTCAAAGTCAATCGCTGTGCAAGAGTCCGCGCCTACCGGTGTTGTTTGCAGTAATCGGTCGTTGTTGTCTCGGTCGATGAAGTAAATTTTGATACTGCCTGCCTGTAACGTTGAGTGAACAAACATAACCGTTCCTCGCGTCAGGTTCTTTGCTTGTTGGTCATCCAATAAAGTTGCTTCAGTGTCGTCCGTTAGAGCCTGTTTGCTGTATGCTCCCTGCTCTGCGGTCCAATCGAAAGTTATTGCCATTTTAGTATTCCCCTGTTGGGCTAAGTTTGCCCTGTCGAATCGTAGTTTTCAAAGTCTAATCCTCAATAGTTTGTCTATAAGAATAAAGGGCTTACAACACACAAAGCCAGCCCGTCTATGGGGTCCGCAAGGATGCGCCCCAGCGCAAACCCGGTTTCGGCCTTGACGGCTAGCCCATCTGAGTCGGAAGTGAACCAATCACCCGCAACGCACGTTGACGTTTTGACCTGCGCCGCCCCCGCGACTTGAACCATCGGCGGCGAGTACGACCGAAACACGCCCCAGGGCTGGCCATCCACGTCAATTATTTTGTTTTTGTCGGCAGCGCTTAACGACGCGCTAACCGATACATATAACGCACTCATTATATCACCCTATTGATTTTCAATCCGCTGCCAGAATTGTAGTACGCGGCGATTTCGGTCTGTGACAAGCTCCGTCCCCAGAGCGCGCACGTCCCAATCGTCAAAGCGGACTCAACGGACTGACCATTGACCAGCCCCAAATTGATCTGGTTAAGATCAACCTCTTGAATTCCCGCGGATTGCGCTGTTTCCACCAGAGTTTCCGCGTTGACACTGATCCGGATTTTGTCTGCTGTCGCGTCATGCTGGACGACAACCAGATAGGTTGTGCCGTCCGCAACTGGGACAGTAGACACCGCGTTTACTAGGGTTCCGCTTGCGTCTGTTGCCGCGGTCATGTGCATCCTGTTCTCCGTGCCCCTGTTTTGTATGCCCCACTTGTATTTGGCCGTCACGCCGTTTTGCCAATCTATGATTACGCAGTCCCAGTTGCCCGCAAAGCCTGACCCGGCTTTGAACCACGCCGAAAAAGTAAACGTCTCGTGACCGCTTGGCCAGAATCCATCTACATTTTTTGTAGAATAATAAGTTCCACCATCGTCTGGGCAGACGTGAAACACGCCCTCGCCGACCGCCGTGTGCTCAATTACAGGCTCGGTGCCCTGCACCGCGAAAACGCGCCCGCTAATAATATCCCTGCAATCCCCCTCGGATTCTGAAAAGGGAAAATACATTGTTAGGCCGTCGCCCAGTGTTCCCGTGGTGTCGCCAAGAAACCGCGTTTGTGTTTCTAGTAAGTAAGTCATGCCATTACCTCACTAACCATTCTGAGCCTGTGCAAAAGAGCGTTATGTTTTGATACGCCGTCCCGCCGACGGTCAACGTCAAGGCCCCGTTGATTGTTTCGCCGTCGTCGCCGCTGAAGATGATATTGTTGCCGATGACTTTATGACACACGTCAATCGTCTTCCCTGCGTTTCCAGCCGTTCCAACCGCAGGAAGGGTTACGGTCACATCTCCACCAGATGAATCGACAGTGTAAAAGTAATCAACTGCGGCTGAGAAAGTAGCGGTCTTGTTTTGATACGTTAGGCCACTAGCACTCGGAGTTACCCACGACAAAACTCCGCTGCCGTTAGTTTCCATAACTTGATTAACCAGGCCAGCGTCCACGGGAAGCGTTAGCGTGTAAGAAGTAAGCGCATCGTTAAGCGGCACCGTTAAGTTAACGCTCTTTGTATTTGATTCGGCATTGATTCTAAGGACACCAGACTGCGCCGCCGATCCGCTGTTGGCATTAGCACGAACCGTTACCGCTCCTGTGCCTTTGCACATCAGGCCCATATCTATATTTGTGTCGCTTCCAGACGCCTCAAATAAGGGAGCTGTAGAAGTGGCGACGAGAGAGCTGCCTCCTGCCGCGGAGTTTGTTATGTTGAAATAATCTACGGCGCTACTCGTCTTCGTGAATAGTAGCTGCTCGTTATTTGCCTCATCATGTACGCCATACCCGGTAGTTGCTTTTATCGCGCCTCCTGATATGTTTATGTACTCGGTAGACTCAACATCAATACTAAAACCGTTTAGGTCTAAGGTGCCCCCAAGTTGGGGGCTGGTGTCGTCTACAACTGCTGCGAGGCCGCCGCCTCCGCTAGCGTCAACATAGGTTTTATTTGCTGCATCCGTTCCAACCAAGGGAGTTGCAACCCCACTAATAATACCGCTTACTTTTAGAGTGCCGTTTACGTCTAATTTTGTTGTCGGATTGCTCACGCCGATACCCACAGACCCGTCATACTTCAGCATCAGTTGTTGGGTTGTGTTACGTGTAAACTGTAAGTTATCACCATCGGCTATTATTTCATGATACGCGCTGCTTGTGCTGTAGCCCTCTAACCTAATGATCCCGTCCTCGCCAGAATCCTCGCCATCGCCAATGTGCAACTGACGTTGCGGGCTATCTGTCCCGATACCAATGCGGTCCGTCCCCGCATTAGCAAAGAAGAGATTGTCATCGGTATCTCCCTTTATCCGAAAGTCCAGATTTATGGCATCACCATTCACGACGGTTTCGCCGCTTATAAAACTAATTCTTTCCCCGGATACGTCTTGAATCCCGCTCTTGAGAGCGGTCGCAAACAGATCAATTCGATTGCCGCCCGTTTTTTGAACATGCAGATGCGGATCGGTAGCACTATCCTCAACCACGAACTTCTGCCCCGGAGTCGCGGTTCCGACCCCTACCTTGTCTTCGTAACCTGGTAGATTGGCGACAAGTGTATCACCATTGATCTTTAGTGTATCGGCAACAATATCACTCGGAATACTTACCGCATCATCTAGGAGCGTGTACCAACTAGTGCCGTCGCAGAATAACCAAATGCGCGCATTGGTTTCGCTGATAACTTTATCCGAAGCAGAGCCATCAATAAGCTCGGCGGGAGAATCAGTCGTTAGGGTAAAGTTATTTGTAGCAAAGTTAGCGACCTTATCAATTATGTAGAAGACTTGCCCTTCTACAGTAGAGGGGTCTGCTAAAGTATAGGTAGTTGTACCACCAGAAGTATCAACCAGCACAACAAAACTTGAGGCGAGCATAGCAACGGTGCCGTCTTCAACGTTTGTAACATTGTACTTGTGCCCACCACCCGATGTAAATAACCCGGTGCCTGCAAGCGTGAGTTTAGGATTCGTTGTGGTATTGCCTACGGTAACTTCCTCGGCACTATCCGTGGTGTCTATGACCAAGTATGCGTCGGTAGTATTGTCCTCGTATATGCGGTATGCCTGCGCTGTATTAGTATCGAGGGCTAGGGGGGAAGGAAACTTTCCTTTCGGATCGTGTAGATCGTCGCCTGCTAGATTTTTGTGTAATCCCATAGTTTTATCCTTTAGCTAAACCCTACACCATAGTACGAAACGATGTTCCACTTTTTAGAAACAGCCTCCCATATAAGTGTAAGATTATCGCCTGCCTCATTCCAAGTTATTGTTGTAACAGCTCCATGACCCGCGCCAGCAGTGAGATTTATCAAGGTGTCCGCACTCGCGAGGGATGCAGTATTAGCCCCTCTAATCATAATAATATGAAGAGGCTCATTAGGACGACCACCACCATTTGCTAATGATAAGTCTAATGCGTCATCCGTAGTATCCAGAAACATAATGTTTACATTAGGCGTAATGGCAAGTGCAGTAGTCACGGCAATGGTTCTTCCGTTTGGTCACTAGCACCCGCAGAAGGAAATTCTGAAATGCCTTTTACTAAATCCCCGGCGTAGGTATAAATAAGCCTTCCTTCGATATCAATCAAGGGAGTTAGGACGCCGACAGGTGAAACAATGATGGGGTTTACGGTCTCCCAAAAGAAGGTTCCTGGCACAGTTGCATCTGCCCCTTGTCGCACCCAACAAAGCTCAAAAGTTATGCGGGGACTGTCGCCTTCTAATGCTACTTCCTTACGGACTATTTCAAACACTGTGTAAGCGTCTGTGCCGTCACGTTCGTACCTTAGATAGATGTCATTATCCATGGTGATGAAATCACCAATTTGTAAGTCTATGTGTTGTAAGCTAGTAGTTATTTCAACTACGGGAGCACCAGAACTAAACCTATCTAGAATTTGTTGGTTTACTTCTTTAGCGATAGTAACGTCGGTGGCTTTTATGCCAACCCAAAACCAATTAGGGGGATCTGCATCTGCTGGGTCGCCGCCTCCACCAAAATTACCTGCGGTATAGTGGTTTGTAAACGTGGAAACAGTTTTTGGTACGTTATAATTATACGCGGTAGTGCCATCTACACCCCTACCGGAAGGCTTTATAGCGCCATCCGAATCTATGCTTACGCTACTAGCCTCTGCTCTAAATACGCCACAGCTTCCCAGGCGTTGTTGTCGTTGCCCAGGTGGAGTACGGTCGCCTGTAAAAGCACTAGCAGGCTCATTAGATTCATAATTAAACCTGTGACAATGCCCCAGCGCACCAGATATCGCCCGAAGCCCAGGAGGCATAGGTAGTGCAGCGTCCCACCCAATGTCAGCAGCAAAGTAAGCCTGGTTACACTTTATAAGTTCTCGCTTGATAAATGATGTAGGGGCATAGGATCCGATACTCGTACCCGAAGGCTCATTGTACTCTAAAAGTATTTGAGCATACGCAGGTATGCCAATGTTTCCAGTAGATACGGGCTCTCTATCTATTCTCTCTTGTGGGCGTAGCTGAGCACAGTACGATTGGCCTCGATCACCGTAGGCAGGGGTTAGGGCCGTATAATAGTGACCGTATTGGGATAGACCGTCTACCGACCACCCTGTAGTGGGCGCTATAAGTCTATTCATCCACGGCACAGGCCCTCGGTACTCATTCTTAGGCAACACATTGTTGGCGTAAGGAGCTTGGGGCTGTAGAGCCATTCCAGAAAATCCAGCTAGCGAAGCGTGTTGGATATAAAAGTATCTCTGAAAGTCATTAGTGTGTGCTCCCGCAATACCGTATGTATTTTTGTGAGTTTCGACCCCGTGTGGTCTAGGAATAATACCAATGCTTGTAAGACTTTGGTATCCTGGAAAAGCAGTAACCCGTCGAGTTAGATCGGGAAAGATTGGAAATTGAGGCTCAAGAATTATCCACGCATAGGAAGAAGAAAAGTCTGCGGTAAACTCAGTTGTACTGTCGTTCCTCCAGTCTATCCATAAGATCGACCCTCCGGTGATACTTGAATTATCAATACGCGCAATCAAGCCTTCTTTAGCTACAACACCGTCTGCCTGCGCCGAAGCACTGGTATCTACAATACGAATAACAGGGCTTTGAATAGGGATGAACGTTTTATCAGATAAAGTGGTCTGAGTAGAGTCTGTGCCATTATTAAAGGGCCAAATAGTGTTGTACCCTGTAACAGAACCATCGGTGGTCGCACCGGGCTGGTTGCCGTTTATGATTTTATTCGGAATAGGGAGGCCGGATTGAACCACACTTTTTATGTAGTCTAGGCGCATCGGGTTTACACAGTTGAGCTTACCCTCAATAACCATCTTACCTAAAGTTCCATAAGAACCTGGGCCTAAAACTGAGTGTGTATAGGAGGCACTACCATAAATTGTTCCGTCTATGAGAGGCAGATAGATGGTTGGCGCAAGTGACCTATCGCCGCTGCTGCATATTGTTGGTGCTCTAAGAAAGGAGCAACTAGACATTCCAGAACACCAGTCTAAGCTATCTTCAAGCGTCCTCCAAAAGTACGAGGAAGCGGGGAATGCGCCAGTCCCCGTATCGGGGTAAGCGAATGTTTGCGCAAGTGCGGATGACTGAGTCGTGTATTCTGTGTCAGAACTCACCCCGCCGAAGTATGTAGAGCTACTTCGGTGGATAGGTGTAAGGTCTGCACGTTGATTAGGTAAGTTCATGGCATCCCAAGGCTCAAAACCTGTTTTGGCTGCTACGGACTTTATATTGTGTGTAACACGGGTTATAACACTACCGTACAAACCATCTTGCGAGAACGTGTCTATATCGTTTACCGTAAGATGTTTTGAAGCTGCCTTGTCTACTACGTATGGAACATAAGTTATTTTTCCATTCTCGCTTTGATAAGTAAAACCTCGCGTGGCATACGAGATGCTGTTTACCAGCGACCACAACTTCACACCTTTTGGTTGCTTATTGGTTTTATAATACTCGGGATCCCCGGCAGTGTTATTGTCTTGCCGTATTGCCCAATGTCTCTTGTCCGCCTCAATAGTAGGAGAAAGATTATCGGTATAACCATACTCGGGATCGTAGCTTGCGCGGTCTAACTGTACGTCAGATAAGGCTGCTGTATGTCTTAGAATCTGATCTAATTGGGCAAAAGGAGTACGCGCCTTGAAAGCTCTATTTACTGTGAAGTTTGTGCATAAATTAGAAAGCGACTTACAGCTAATTGTGATTATGCCTTCACTCGGAATGATATCCGAAACAGTGAAATTGCCTATGGGTAGAAACTTGCTTATATCTAAAGACTGCTCTCCTAGTAAAATGCTTATTTTTGAGTTGAACAGTTGATAGCTAGCGGTGGAATCTCCTATAGCTGCCCCACCACTATCTAGTATTCGGCGAATATGTCCGTCATCAATAAGCACAATATCTGTGTCCGACATGGTGACTGCTCTACTCAGCGCGTCTACAGCCTGACCAAACGACTGAATCTCAGTCACTATGTTTGGTATTATTCTCTGAAGTCTGTGGGTGCTTGCCCCTATTGTTACATTCCGTAAAGGTCGATCACCCGTACAAAACTTTAGGGGTTCGTCGTCTGTGCTTTTGCCTTTATAGATTTCTACAATGTATATAGGAGAAGAGGATCCCTTTTGTAGAACTTCTGCTAAATCTGGATCTAGAGTAAGCACCTACACCTCCGAACTATAAAAAGGACCGACTTCAGTAAAAGCAAAGTCTACCTCGTGATCGGTAAGCCCACTAATGATCTTAGAAGGGAAAACAAGATCGTCGGCGTACATAAAGAAGCACTCGTTGGGCTTGCCAGAAACATTAGGTAAGAAAAAGAAAGAGTGCGTACCATAGTCTGTGTCTGCCCAGAATGTCTTTAAGGTAGCATAATCATTGAGGGAATATAAGTCTGTTGTTCCTAAGTCCGCGTCACCGCTAGGATTGAAAATGGGTGCTTGGGTTTCTCTACCTGTAGCAAAAGCGTAGCGTGTTTCGTTGCCTGCCTTAGACACAAATGAACCTATTATGTTCGTTGTGGAGTCCGCATCATAACTGTCAAACAAAGGTGTACGCGAAAGCTGTCTTCTTGGCCCCGCGAATACCTCTCCAATCTGAGGACCATTTATATTAGCTGTTCCGTACATGAACACCTGTAAATAATTTACCTTAGTGTAAGAAGCATACGCGCCGCTTGCTCCTAAAGCGTTACCCAGGTCTAGGGATACAAGGCGCTCGTTAGTAAACGGGGCTTCCCATTCTTGGATAAGTGTATAAGAAGTAAAGCTATTTGTATCCGATATAGCTACCTTTACACGTAAGTCCGATCCTATGCTGCCTGCTCCCGCTATCTGAGCGAAGTTATGATTAGCGATAACTATGCTGTCTATTGGGGTTGTTGTGCCGAACTCGCAAGCAAAAATAAGCGCGTGTGTCCTGGCCGAACCATACCAGGGCGCGGAAGTTCCTGTTAACTGCCTGTCGCAAGCAAGTAGAGGGTGCTGAAAGCTGTCGCTATTATTAGAGACCGTACCTGCCGCTGTAGTATTTAGAGGTACGGAAGATAGAGAAGTATCCCTTCGCCAGCAAGCAGATATAGTTTCTGGTCCTCTGCCTCCCGTTACATCAGTAGTCTGCCCAGCAAGCATGTTTTTAGCCAAGAGTAACGGTTTATTCGCGCTGTATGCCGTTATTTTATTAGCGTCCACGGTAGAGATAACAACTGTCATTATGTTACTCTCTCGTTATATGGAGCTACTTCTTTCATGGTCAGCTCTAAGACTTGTTCAAATGGTCCCTCTACCGTGTTTAGAGAAAAGCTATCTTGTTCTAGCGCGACCCAGTAAGCCTCTCCCTCGCTAAAGACATTGTAGCTAGGATAAGCAAAACTTCCTCCCCCCTCGGCTTTTGTGGGTCTGGGCACATACAAAAAGTGTTTTAATCCGTGAGAGATGTGAGAGCTAAACCAAGTATTGATATCGCCACGCTCCGCAGAAGTCACAGTATATGTATTCTCAAACCGCATACCGCCAGAAGATCTCGCGTATCGTCGGAACTGCCCTCCAGTCGGCGCGATTGTATTTGCGTCTGCGAAAAGATTATTATCACTATATGGAACGGTTGCTTGCTGCCTTAGCTGTACCCTAGTACCGAATAAGATCTCACCCACAGCAGGCTGTCCTGTACCTGTGCCCATTGTTGCGACAGAGCAGACTAACGATATTTGTGCATTCGTAACGCCCGTGTATTGCTGGTACGGCACGTCACTACTCCACGAAAGATTGAACCCAATAAGAGGCTTATCATCGGCTGGGTTTTTCCAAGTATAAACTTTTGTGGCAAATGCAGCAGCATCAAACGCATCGTCGTTTGCTATAACAGCATGGACATAAAAATCTGAGTTAGCTGGGTTAGCATTATAGCCGTAGACGTTAGATAAAGCTCCAAAGTTATGGTTTATAATCGCAACCGTGTCGAACGTAGAAGCTGGGAAAGAAAAGACAGCCGCCCATCTGTCTGTGTCCGTAAGCGCCCCCGGTAATGCAGCCTTTGACTGTAAGTAAGTGCGGTCATCCCAAACACGATATAACGGATAACTTGAATTGGCCGCTTCATAGTTGGTGGCTGAAGTTGCGTAAGCCGTAAAGTCAATGTACGTGGCAGTTATGGTCCAGGTACGCCAAGCAGACTGTGTAGTACCCTCTAGGATATTATGCCCGAATAGAATGGGCTTATCATTGTCGTAGGCAGCGCGGCTTTCTGCGCTTAGCTGTGAGCTAGTCCAGGCCACGACACTAACCCTTTAGGCTAGCTAGCCTACCCCGAGTTTTAGCTACAGTATCTCGGAAGTACCGCATGTTTTGTACGGATGTAGGTAGTGCAATAGTTTCTATCCTTGGAGCGAAGACTATTTGAGTTCCGCCCCCCGCAGTAACCATACCCCCATGCGCATACCTACCAGGCGTAGATGGCGGCTTACCTTGGCGTATTGAATCTACAGTAGGCTTATTAAGAACAAATTCTCCTGGGGTGAGCATTGCACGAACGGAATCTCTTCCTACTGCACCTCCTGTAACTAGCCCACCATGAGAATAATGCTCTGCTTCTTTTATGTAGAAGGCTTCTAGCTTTGTCGCTTCCCGGTACTTAGAGTCTTCATCATCCATGAGCCACGCGAGAAGTGCCCCTATGACAGCTATAAGCGCCATAATGGCGATACCCCACATACCTCCCATAGCACCGCCAGCAACACCACCAGCAGCCCCAGCAGCACCAGCAGCAACACCACCAGCAGCCCCAGCAACACCAGCAGCAACACCCGCTCCCGCAGCCGCTATTTTAGCGGCAGCTTGTTTTGCCTGATCTGCGACAACCACGCCAGTTACCGTATTAGATGCCGTTATCTCAGCGGCAGCGGCTGTAATTTGTAAACCAGAGGTAAACGCGATCATGACCTGCTTCACACCTTCCCTAACAAGGAATTCAGCCACAGCAGTCGCGCCCATTTCTAGGAGTGAGTAACCTAATTTTTTGAAAGCCTCCTCCGTAGTCGTTTCTTTATCTACAAGATCTTTTATAAGAGTAGAGCCAAGACTTACCACTGTAGAAGCGACCTGTGCGGCAAATTGTTCTATTTGCTTTAACTGTTTTACTGCGGCCCGGTCTCCCTCTTTGAAAGATTTTTCTGCTAGAGAAAAGCCCTTCTTTATTTCTTTCTTTTGATATGCAAGGCCTTTTTCTTTGAACTCTTTCAGTATTTCAAGTTTCGCTCTTTCCTTCTCGTACTCCATCTGAACTTCGCTCATGTTAGTGGCCCTAAGTACGGCTAGCTTATCTTGATAAAGTGCCTGGGCTGTTTGGATAGCCTGCATCTGTA